AGAGCTTTAGTCTCTTGTAAAGAATATGCTTTAGCTAAATCATCTATGGATTTTAAATCAGCTTTAGTAATAGCTTTAGTAACATCAGCTTTACCCATTGTTTCTAAGTTCTTAATATATTGTTTAGCTCTAGAACCAGGAGCACTTCTACCCATAACTTTCTTTGCTTGTGCTAATACTGTAGCCCTAGCAGCATCATCCATATTTGCATATGCACCTTCTATAAATCTCCAGTAGAACTGTCTAAATGCAGATGACCTAGATAAATCATTAGTAGGCACACCCATAAGACCTGCATATAATGTTTCAATAACTTGGTCTGCTCTAGCTGCATAATCTCTGTCGGCTTCAAACCTAGATGCTTTTACTTTAAAGAAGTCAGAAACAGAATCCGACTTGTAGTTATTAAGCCAAGATGTATACTTTCTGAATTGACTTCTTGTCATTTTTTTGTTAAAGACTAAATCCTCATACTCATTACTCTTTCTGTTAAATATTTGTATGGTGTGTTCAGTATCATCTTTATGACCTTTAGCTATTTGTCTAAGTAACTCATGGTCACCTGTTTGTGTTATTTCATATCTAATTACATTATTAGGATTTGTAGGTCTTGGTGTTTCTATATCTAGTGGTATCTTTCTACCATCAGACAATACTTCATATGCTCTGTATTCTCCACCTGTCTTTAAATGAACTCTAGCTACAACAGATTCTACATAACTATCAGACCATTTCTTATCTTGCATAATTAATTGCTTTAACTGTTTTGCATCATCATCAGCATTAGCAACTAATGCTTTTCTCCATTGTGCTAATCCATTTTCATTTGACCAAAAGTCTTCTTTAATTCTTGTTATTGCATTTTCAAATGCTTCACTACCAGGTGTTCCTACTACAGTTGCATCAGCTATTCTTGAGGCTAACTCATCACTATGTAGCTGTAGTAACTCAGATGTCCAAGCATTATAAAAACCTTTTTCTCCTTTACCAATTACTTTAAATCCTCTAGCTCTTCTAGGGTCAAGACCAAATAATATACCTGCGTGTGATTGTGACAAGGCTTGTTGATGTTCCATAGCCAATTCAAGTGACTCATCAAATATATCTGTCTCACCTCTACCTAATCCAAATGTATCTGCTAAGTAATCATCTCTAAGTAGTTTTCTTTCTTCTTGTAAGAACTGTCTAGACCTTTGTGGTTTTCTACCTATAACCCAAGCAAATGCAGATATAGGATGTGCAAATACATTGTCTAAGTCTGCAGCCCACATACGAAGTTGCTCCTCACCTACAACTCTAAGTACCCAAGCAGGTCTAAGTAGAACAGATGGTTTCCATAACCTCTGCATATATCCATCTGCTATTGATGTCAATAAACCTTCTGATATTTGATTAATGCCATCTTCATCTACATTCATTTTAATTTTTGTTCTAGCACCTTTTACCCATACCTTTACATTCTCCATAAGAGTTTTATCATCTTTTAATGCAAGGTTTGCTAGGTCTGTTACAGGTTTAGCTAACAACTTATCAAAGTCTTCTTGTGGTAACGAACCTTTACCTCTAAGTCTTAGACCTAGTTCCCTCATAGGTCTGAATACTCTTAAAAATAATCTTGCATCAGGCATAGGAATAAAACCATCATTGTAATACTCAGATATCAAATGAGCTGTAGGTCTAGCTTTACTTACTCTACCTTCTTCAATCTTTTGTAATATGTTTGTATTCTTAAGCTCATCTACTAATTCATCTAGTAAAGTTCTTATCTCTCCTTCAGATATAGCTAGTTCTCCTAAGTCATCTGTTTGTGTAAGGTAGTCATCTAATGTTCTAGCTAAACCACCTATAGTATTTCTAAGGTTATCTGTTGATTCTGTTTGGAATATAATATTATCTAGTAATGTTTTTAGTTTTACAGATTCATCTGCAGTTAAACCACTAGAACCTACAACACCTAAATCCTGTATCTTGTTTGTTTTTATAAATGTTTGTATATCTCTAATCTCATCAGGTGTATATGCTTTGTTAGGATTTAACACTATATGTGGTATGTTTCCTTGATATAAACCAGGAGACAAATCTGTTTGTGCATCAATAGACCTAGACAAATTTTGTAATCTATTTTGTAAGTATTGATTTATTTTTGGTGCTCTAGTAGCTAACTCAGCTCTACCTGTTCCCAATCCTGCTTTAGGAATAACAATAGTCCTTCCATCAGCCAATGCTTTTTGAATATCTTGGTCAATGATTTTTATTGCTTCATCGTAATCAGCATCTGTAAAAAATGCAGCTTCATCTCTTCTAGGTGCTTTTTTAGTAACTATACCAAATGCATTAGGCTCATCTCTAATAATTGCTTGACCACCTTTTCCTGTTCTTTCTAAGTTATCACCAAACAAATATATTTTATTAGGATTTGATTTAACAATGTTAGGTGTTACTTTGTCTATATATTCTAATTCTATTTTTTCTACATCATCCCACTTGCCATTCTCTAAAAAGTTTTTACTAGACTTAAGACCTTGACCTGGTGCATCAGCATCAGACAATACAACTAGAGCACCATCAGAGTTAGCTAAGTTGTTTGCAGCAGCTTTTCTATAATCATCTGCAGTAGGTTCTATAGAACCCCAATCTTTTGTAAGTTCATCATACTTAGGCTTTCTAGCATTTATAGAGTTAAGTTCTTTAAACTTAGGTACATTTTCTTCCAAGTATCTAACTTGGTCTTGTACTTGTTTTTGTATTCTTTCTAAGTTTGCATCAAGATTATTTATAGCTTCATCTAAAGTAACTGCAGTATTTCTACCTTTACCTCTAGCTATATTTTCTGATATTTCATCTATAACTTTGTCACCAGTAACTTCATCAATGTATGCTTCTCTAGTTACAGTTTTAAGTTCAAATGCTTCTTTAGTAACAGGGTTATTCAATTCATCTGTTTTTCTTGCAGCTAAGTATGCTATTGCATCACTTTCATCTATTAGTTCAGACAAAATACCTTCTTGAACAAATTCTCCTCTGAGTGTTTCAGCACCTATAGGTTGGTCTAATTCATCAAATTGAGTAACTGATTTTTCATTTCCTGATACTGCCTGTCTGTATATAGGAGTTTTTACAACTCTTCCATCAGGCAATGTAACTTCTCTAGTTTTATTTGTTTTAACAAATCCTCTTTGTTCTGCAAGTGTTCTTCTAGCAAATGATATGTTAGGAGGTGTAGGTGAGTATTTTGCAATGATTGCTTCTTTTTGTGTTTGTAAAGATTCTCTAGCAGCATTTAATCTAGATGCAGATTTTTCTGCTTCTTCTAGCTGTGTCATAGCTAGTTTAACTTTTCCTTGTTCTCTTCTAGGTAGTTTGTTTACTTCATCAGATAGTTCTACTTTTACTTTGTCAGATAGTGTTCCCCAGTCATATTCCATTCTTGCAATATCTGAGTTAAGATTATCTGACAATCCAAGTTCTAACATTCTTTGTCTGTTAGCATCGTATCTACCAGCTATGTTAAGTGGTTTATATTCTATTTGATAAATAGGCATACCTTTAGATAAGCCTCTACCTTCCATTCTGTTTTGAAACGCTCTTTCTGTCCATCCTTCTTTAGATATTATGTCCTCTAACAGCACTCTTCTTTGTGGATTAGAAAATATATCATTAGGTAATTTCCTAACTTTAGTAACTTGTACAGCTACTTCTCTACCTTGTTTATCTGTAAATACTAATCTTTGACCTCTAAATGGTAATGAAAATTCTTCTCCAACCTGTCTTCCAAATGCTTGAGCCCAAGCACCTGCACTTCTAGTAGTAGAAGTTCTTTTACCATCTAGTATCAAATCCATTGTTGTTGTATTTATTCCATAGATATTTTCATCAGCTTTCATTTCAAAATTCATAGGATGTCTAGATAAGTTTTCTATATCTATTTTTCCTGTAGATACTTTGCCTGTATAACCATAAGGAACTCTACCAGCAGTACCAACACCTAACTCTTCTGCTATATCTAATACTGCTTGTTCAGCACCTTCATAGTAACCACTGTTAACTTGTCGTATAAGCTGTCTAGCTTCAGGTTCTAATATATTATTACTAGCTTCTTGTAATCTACCTAAAATATCATCTATCTCTGCTGTATCTACTTTTGCGTTTTTTCTAAACTTAGACACAATTCTTTCTGTAAGCATTCTTGCATCTTCTGTAGATATTTCTTCTGCAATAAACTCTCTAAACTCTTTAGGAATAATTTCATACTTAGAACCTACAAACCACTCAAGTTCACCTAACTCATTAACAAAATACATTCTTGTTTGGTCAATTGATGACATCCACTTACGAACACCTTTTACTAATTCTTCAGGTAAACCTACACTCTCAAATTTTTGACCTATGTGTGTTAAGACTTGATTCCATATCTCTAATACTTCATTCATATTTTCTACAGCATTAACAGGTTGCTGTAACTCAGGGTCTAATATTCTAGCTTTTTGTGCAACTGCTAAGTCTGCAAGTTTATCTAATGCAGGATTAGCTATATCATCATCTACTTTTGCAAACTTCATCCAGTCTCTTAAATCAAAGAATGATTGGTCTAAGTTATTTACATATAGCTTTGGAACAGGGAATGTAGAAAATATTCTACCTAATTGTGAATCATCAATACTTTTACTAATTGCACCTTTGACACCAACAGCAGAACCAAACTCACCAGCAATAGTTCTACCAAGTGCAGATGATATCTTACCTCTCATAATCATAGAAGTAGGATTTAGTTTATTTAGTACTTGTCTATCTTCTATAGCTTCTATAAGTAAATCTTGTATTTCACCTCTGTTAGTAGAATCTTTTAATCCTTTATGTAAAGTCGCATCTCCTTGACCCCTAAGCAAATTATTTATAGTTGTGTAATCATCAGCTAAAACAAATTGGTCAACTATTTTTTGACCTGCTTTAGTTTGTGTTACATATTGTTTTGCAGAAGGTACATGCACAGTTTTTCTTATAGCATTGTTTATTACTCCAGCTCTAGATAATGCTATAGATTGGTCTAAACTTCTAACAGCTTTACCTGCTTTGTTTAGATAACCACCTACAAGTATTGTAGGGTCTGCAAGTAAAGTTAATGCACCATCAACAATACCTGACATAACATTATATGCTCTAGTTCCTGGTTCTACTACAGAAGCAACTAATGGAGCTGCTGGAGTAAGTTTGATTACCTGACCACTTCTAGCTTTAAAACTTAAACCTTCATCTCTTTCTCTTTCTTGTTCTGTAATATCCTGTCCATAATACGATTGTATAATACTTTTAGCTTGTGTAGGGTCAGCACCTCTAGCAATCATTTCTTTGTAAATATCTGTATCTTCTGCAAGAGTAGAGTTAGCAAAGTATCCTTCACCTAAGTTTACTTTTTTACCTTCTGATAAGTTTTTTAATGCTTGTCTACCTACAGATGGACCTAGTTGTTTCTTAACTTTCTGCCAATCATTCATAGCATCTCTATTTGTATAGAGCTGTAGCATTGCACCAGCAAAACCTACACCATCATTATATTTTTTATCGTTTAAATACTTTTGTGTAGCTAATAAAGGTTTCTTAACTAATTCATCTTGTAAAGAATCAAATGCTGTAAACGCAGTTCTTATAGTTCCTCTACCTACAGCTTTAACTTTATCCCACCAAGTCTTTTCATTATCTAGCCATCTTTCAACTAAAGGTGCTAGTTCAGGACTGTCTGTAGTTAAACCTATAAGAGATGCACCAACAAGTACATCTTTAGGTAAATAGAAATGTTCTTCAATTAAACCTTGTAAATTTTGTGATAACTGAGGATTAGCTTCAATATAGCTAGTTATAGTTTTAGCTTGTTGTATTCTATCTTCTTGTGCTTGATTTTCATAATCTTGCATATATGGCGGTTGCCACCACCATCTTACCTCAGCCATAACTCTCCTATAAGTTTCTTAGTAATGCAGCTATCTCTTTACTAGGTAAAACCCTATACATAGCTTGTAAGACCATATCTGCATCATTTGCCATAAAAGGTGCATCAGTTGCACTAAGTCTTGTTGTAGGAGCTTCTAGAGGTCTCTCAGTGGCTCTGTAAGCATCTTGTATTAAGTTACCTAGGTTTTGTGGCTGAACTGGTACATTTTGCGGTGTGCCTACCTCAGGCTCAACTATTTCTGCCATAGGTGCTGCACCTTGCAATGTATCTAGTTCTGTTGCTTGACCATAGCTTTCTGCTTGAAATTCTCTTTTTGGTTGTCTGTTTCTACTCAAATTCGTAACCTCCAGGACTTTCATCAGGAGTAAAGACTATATCTATTCTCCCCATGCCTGGAATGTATGCGACTGTTATTACATCAAAATGAGTGTAATCTAACAAATGTCCATCCTGGTCATCTAGTAAGTACTCATCTTCATAAACTGTTTCTTCAGGAAAGTTTTGTGCAACTATTTTAGCAAACTCTATATCTGCTGGTTCAGGTATAGCAGCCATTATGCACCTCCCAGTAAAGCAGCTAAGTTAGGTGGACCTTGTGGTCCAGCTTGTCCTTGTACTTGCTGTGACATCATTTGTTGTTGCAACATAGCTTGTTCTTCAGGACTTGGCTCTTCACCACTAGCACTAAAGAATTTTTCTAAGATACTACCAATACGCTTTGGATTGTTATATATCTCTACAATAGCCATCATTGCTTTTTTATCACCCTGTTGAGATTGTTGTAATAACATCTGATATAATATATCTTCTGTTTTTTGTTTAGTAATTCTTTCATTAATCTGTTGCAAGTTCTCTAAACCATCCATTTCTTGTTGCATAGTTTCTCTATCTATAATTCCTGCTTGCATCAACTGTAATCCTGTAATTATTTTATTTGGTGCATCAAATGAAGCCATAGCACCATATTTTCTTTTAGTTACATAGTTCATGTCTATATCTGTATTAGGTGTATAACTTTCAGAAAATGCTGCACCTTTGTATGTACCTGTAAGAGGTTTTCTTTTATTACCAAAAAGTACTTCATCTAGTTCTAATCTTTTAGCATCTACCTCTTGTAATGCATATTCAAGTATTGTGTGATACTCACTAACCATTTGACTTACGCCAGACTCCAATTCCTCTAGACCTCTACCAGTTACAAATGAGTTGGGTGAGATAGCATCATCTTGAACTGGATATCCAGCGACAACTCTTAATTGCCTTTCTAATCTACCAACAGCTTCAAACAACTGATATGGTAGGTTAGTCACAGGTTTTACTACTTGTGAACCAGGTGTTAAGTAATTAATTGCATTTCTGCCTTTTCTATATTGTCCTGATTCTATTTCTCCAACTATGTTTGTTTCTGTAAATACAGCATCTTCCATAGCAATTACAGACAAAATGTTTATTTTTGCCATAGATGCCATAAGTCCAACTACTTGGTCAAACTGTCCTTGTAATCTATCAAAGCTAAATCTTTTTGCTACAACAAATGCTGGTCCTGATTTAAGTGGATTTGGTACAAAGTCAACTATTTTTTTAGAAGCAACATGCACAACATATGTACCTTCTATGTTCATGTACTCTAAAATTACATCACCATTCTCATCTGAGTTTTCCCAGCTACCATCATCGGTATATCTTAAGTTGTAACTATCGTATGATGTATCTTCAGTATCTTTGTTTTCAAAGTATGTTTTAAGTTCAGGATACATATCTATAAGTTTTCTTATAGGAACTTTCTGAATTATTGCTAATTCATCAGGTTGTTGTGTATTTCCAAAATAACCAGGAAAACAATCGTAAGGGTTTCTTAATTCTGCACAAGGATACATATGTCCATTCATATCCATCTTTGTTGTTATTACCCATACAGCAAAGCCATATCCTGGTAACCACCTAGCTACTTGTGGTAGTTGTAATTCTAAGCGTTGCATATTGTCATATGCAGATATAATTCTTTCTAGTTTATCTTTTTTAACTTTGTTTCTTTGTGAATCTCTAGCATTTGTAATGTGTACATCTAAAGAAGGTACTTTACCAATCTTTTGAGAAAGTCTATCTAATGCAGACAACATAAGGTTTGGTGCTGGTATAGTATGTGATTCATTGTTATCTAGTCCAGGACCAAGTAATTGTCTTATACCATCTTCACCACCATTTAAAATTGCTCTAAATCTTGCTCTATCTATTAGAGCATCATCATGCATTCTTTTTAAGTAGGATGCTCTCTCAATAATATCTTGCGGTTTCATTTAACTCCAGGGTGTCTCATTCCATTGTACACTATTATAGCCATCAAAACTAGGAGTGTACTCTATTCCTATATCAGCATAAACTAATTTTGTCAACTGTCTAATAACTTTCATAGGAAACCAACTTGCCATAACGACATCTGATTTGTAACCTCTACCACCTTTACCTTTAGATGCAAAGTAAACTAACTGTTTTGTATAGGTTATAGATTTACTTTGTGCATCTGCATCGTAAAAAGGTAGTTGTATCATTTGGTCATTAAACATAGGAGCTAATGAAGTTACACCAAACTTTTCATCCCATTTGTTTTTATGTGTTTCATGACCTTCTAGCTTTATACCTTGTACATTACAATACTCTTTTATTCTTTGGTCTTGTCTAATTGCTTTTTGAAAACCATTTTCTTCAATAACCCAGTGATAACATCCATACTTCTCGTTCCAATTTTTTATTAAAGAAAATGCTTCATCTAATCCACCACCATGATGATTCTCCATATCTACCATAGTTAATCTAATTGCAGTAGAGTTTGTTTCTACAGCCCATAAGAAACCTGCTTGATAACCTGTAGCTGCAGGGTCTAGTCCTGCTACAAGATAAGAACCTTCAGGTATATAACCGAGACCCATATCAGGTACATAACATTTTTCTATTTGTTCAGGATTAAATAATCTAAGACTGTCACTATAGGCTTTATTAAGATAAACCATTTCAAAGTTCTTAAGACCACCTGTAGTCATAGCATCACGCTTTCTATCCATCAACCATTTAAAAGTTCTTTTGTTACTCCACAACATACAATCAACATGGTCTTCTTCATCAAACTCTGCAATAGTACAAAGACTATCGTGTGCTTCTTCTACTATTGTATCCCATGCTTCTGACTCTAATAAAGCAGAGTATAAATCTTCAGGATGCTGTCTAGAACCTATAACTAACATTGCAGTATGTTCCTCTTTTCTAGAGCCAAGAGTTGTTGTCCACCAATTTTTTGTGTTGTTTCTAGATGATGGTTGCATTGTAGAACTATGGTCCTCAATGTCATCTGCAATAATTATGTCACAGTCACGAGAAAGTATCTTACCACCTCTACCAATACCAATCATGGTAGGTGACTTTATACCTGACACAGTTCTTGTAGATACTGTAAATCCATTTCTTGACCACATCTTACCTGCTCTAGTTGCAGGTTTAAAAGAACCATTAGGTCCACAAAAATCTTCTTTAAGTTTTTCGTTTTGTTCTAGTGTATCCATAACAGACATAACAGAGTTCATAGCAATGTCTTCGTTACCACCTACCCACATAATTCTTATGTTTGGATTTCTACAAATAAGCCATATAACAAAATGTATAAGTAGTTCTGTTTTGCCATGTCTAGGTGGACTAAGTATCATTTGCTGTCCACCATTAAGCAGAGCTTTGTTAATTGACTTTATCCAGCTTTCGTGAAATTCTGCTGTTTCAAAAGGTATGCCTTGTTCAGTTAAAAAATATCTATCTCTAAATTTTGTAAAGTCATCTAAAGATTGTTTAGCATCATCAGATACTTCCCACTCTGCAGCTTGTTTATCTTTTCTTGCATCTTCTTCAAATGCACCTAGTAACCTAGATATGTGTGCAGGTGTACATTTAAGTTCTTCTGCTATTTGATTTCTAGTAAGTCTGCCTTGTATAAGGTCCATAGCATAACCTTCATTAACAAACTTATCGTATAGTGCTCCTCTACGAACTTGTGTTACTTTACCTTTGTTAACTTCTTTTACTTCAGGTTGGTACTCTCTACCTTTATCTTTGTATCTAGCTTTACGCTTTGATTCTCTGTAGTAACAAGTTTTAGAACAATACTTTGTTTTACCTGGTGGCAGTAAGTTTTCGCATTCAGGACTTATGCAAAGTACATTCTTTACCATTTGACTTTATCAGCCCAGTATGCTGCGGACATCTTGCCCTTCTTAATATTTTTAGCATGCCTGGCTTTAAACGATTTTCTCCTAGCTTTTTGTTTTGCTGATGATGGACTTTTACCTGCACCTCTTACACCTTGCTGACCAAATCTAATCAACTTTAATTTATGTCCTTCTTGTGCTAATACAACATGTGACTTCTTAGGATGTTTAGGTGTACGCTTTGGTTTGTTTACACCTTTAAGTCCATGTTTTTTAAGTAATGCTTTTTTTCTATTAGCGTGTGACATCAATCATCACCTGCCCAATTTGGATTACCTGCATAAACATGTTTATTTTTTTTTCCTAACAGCTCTTGATTTCTGTACAGCTTTCAAATCTATTCTCCTACCTTCTTTGTAAGCCTTAGCTGTTCTTTTAATTTCAGCCGCAACTTTAGATTTAGAGTTCTTTTTATTTTTAAGATACTTAGCAGGAACACCTTTTTCGTACTTAACTTTTCTTCTACTTCTTTTTTTTGGAGGCACGCTTTTTACCTTTCTTCTTTATATCATTATCTTGAGAATGACCACCCCTAATAAAAGAGTTAACTCTACCCATAGCCCAAGCTGCCATAGAAGCTGATTTACTTCCTGAAGAAAGATACGCACCTTGTCCACGCCTATATACTTGTGCCAGTTGCCCATATGTATACTTACTATTCTTAGCCTTCTTTTGTAGCGTTGCTTTAGTTTTTGCATTGATAGGCTTTCTAGCAGGTTTTTTTCTAGAACTACTCTTCTTCTTTGGTGGCATTCATCTTCTCCATATTCTCGTTATAGTCTGTAACAAACTTTTCTACTAATGTATCTATCTTAGATATGTTAGGTTTTTTATTAATTAAAACACTACCACATGCTTCTGACAAGTCTATTGCCCATTCTTTCAGAGCAATAGGACTTGTAAATACATTAACCCCTTTTTTAATACCAGGCATTAGAGCTTCTTGTACTTACTCTTCTTCTTGGCTTTGTATCTCATTTTTTTGCCTTTTTTGTTTATTGGCACGATTTCTCCTAACTTGCTTGTTGTAATCTATACATATTAGATTAACACAAGTCCATTTATTATTCTTGTATTCTATTTGCTTTCCACACTTTTTACAGTGATTGTTTCGCATTCAATACATTATACTAGAAATTAGAGTGGCGTAAGGTTTTCCTCCTTTTACCTTACGCTGCTCTAACTTTATCTAACAAGTGGTAACTTACGCTAAACTCGTTGGCAACCCCTGTGCTTAGTAGCACATCTATTGGCACTATCAAAGAGCGTGAAAAAAAATTTTTATTTTCTGCATCTACAATTCTGTATTCTTTGTTAATTATCCAGTCCATAATGTATGGTATTAGTCTCTCAGGATTCCAGTAAAGAATGCGGTTGGTTGGGTATATCCAGTACATAAGAAAATCAGGGAATGTTTTTAATGCACATCCTATACGCTTATCTGTATCCCCATACACAATTTGTATTTCTAGTGCTACATTCCCTGTATCTTCCGCCCTGGTGTCAGTTTTGACTTCTACATACCTAGCACCTAATTCATTATTTATAATAAAGAAATCAGCACCTTTCAGTTGTTCTTCTTTTCTAGCATCTCTGACAATAAACTTGTTTTTATCTGTCTCTGTCTTTTGTGATTCGTAGTAGAGCTTTATTAATTTTTCACCCTGTTTACCTATCTCTAATTGTTCATCAAAATCAAACAATATTACCTCCTTGACTTGTTATAAATTTATTATACTACTATAGTAATTTTACAGGCATCATAAGTCACCTGCTTTTAGAAATGATTTATGAGAACAGGCAACACATTCAAGTGGACTAGCAGGACCATGTTAACTAGCGTTAGAGGCTATTACTTCACATATTTATTTAAGTCAAGTCAAACACAATGTTCACTAAACTTACAACTGGTTGGGAGGGAGTGACACAGGGCTCGCTATATACACTTTACATTCACAGTAAAAAAAAGTATTTATATACTTTCTCTTTACTGTAAGAGTGTGTTAAAATAGGACAATAGGAACGGTGGTGTAGATTTAATTATCTATACCTTCCTTGATAATAAAAACGCCTGGCTACACCACCTACCTAATCTTTTTTAGTCCAACAATTACCAGCAATTTTCTTAGGTGTTACATAATGATATGACCCCCCCACCACATTAAAAGCCCCTCATACGCGTGGTGCAAACACGACACGCAATACTGTTACCTATATATTATTACTAATGCCCTTACACACAACATTATGAGGCATAATGTCCTACATATACTATAAAATACTATCTATTGTTTAACACCATAGATACTACATTGAACTCTGTAGTTGTTCACAATTCACTACTATGTTTCAATGGGGAACGCTTACACTAGCATACTGTAAAGTCAAATTCCATACATAAAACATACAACACACATACACTATGTCTAGTAATATCTACATCTACATCTACCTTATCCTTGTGTGTTGTTGTTTTATTGTATAGCGGTTTGACTTGACTTAGCACGCTAGTTTCAGCATTAGTATTAGTTATAGAGAAAGGAAATACAATGACTAATAATCCAATAGAAGACTTGCTAAACAGTGCTGGTCTTCAAGTAAGTAAAGTAAAGACCTTACCTGCTAATATTCCTTCACAGGATATAGTAGATGAACTACAAGTAGAACAAGGTCTTTATCTACAGTCTAAGAAATCAGAAACAGACTTCTTATCACGCAAGACTAAAGCTACAGTAACTATTGCGAATAAGACTGTAGATATAAACTTTACTTACAAGAAAGTAAAAGGTATCGATGTAGGCGATACACAAAATGCCGACAAAAATCGCTACGCGATTTACATCGATGAAAAGTTCGATACAGGTGTTTACTTCACTCACTTACCTGCGATTAAGCAGTTTGAGTTTATGTTGAAGTACAACACCGAACTTTTCACAGATGAAAGGTATTCGGCATTTCATATCGGAAACGACTGGAAGTTACCTACTCAGTTTCAAACTGATTTAGGTCGTAACAAGTGTCTAACTTGGACTTCCAGTCAAGGTGTGCCTGTGCTAGTTCCAACTATCACAATGTGTCAAAACTATGACAATAGTAACGACTTAAAAGGCACACCTTATGACCGACCTAATCGTAGAGTTAATAAGCAGGATTTACCTGCATTAGTTCAGGTCGACATAGTTCCCGATATAAACATACCTGTTATATCGCCACAACGCTGGTCTGTAATATCACAAGCCCTTAATGATAATCCAGACCAACAACCACAATGGACAACCGAAGAACAAATGTTCTTAGGTTGGTATATGCAACTTGTTGCTAAAGCAAACAAGTAGCACACAATTAAAAGCAGTTCGCCAAGTGCGAACTGCTTTTTTTTTATGATGAGAACTTTACAAAAAAATTCTACACAACACATTTGCTTATCTAACACCATAGTCTGTTCTACTCCCACGATGTATTTAATCTTGTTATCACATCGTATTACACACTAAACTTATATGACACACATTATTAAAGAGAAATAATTTCTATACATTGCATGTCATAGAGAATTTTATTTAATACGCCCAGGTAAAAACCCAAGTCAAATTTTATTTATACATGTATAAGATTTGTATTGCGTTGATACAGAAAAAAGTATAGTTTTTTTAGAAATTCTTTAGATTTTCTTATTTACATTTTCGTGTATGTATGTGTGAAAGGAGTTATATATGGCGAAAAAATACAGGACTTCGCACCCACCCACACCTGAATTGAGTGGTATGCGTGAGTTCAACTTACCAAGTAATCGTATTCAGGGCAGTAAAGACTGTATGCTATGTGGTAGCAAGACTATGTCTTACAAAGGATTGTGTAAGAAATGCAAGTGGTCTATATCACCTGAGCGTGTAGAGTATCTAGCCAAGAAAAGAAATGGACAAGTCTTAGCACTTGCACAGGAAAAGATATGGGAGGAACGAGATAGAGATGAGCGAAAAGATTGAGAACTACAAGAATAAAAACAAACCACATCTATGGTGGTTAAAGAATGAAGAAACTATTAGGCGTAGGATTATTAAGAACTTTGAACTTAATGATGACTACCAACTGTAATCACGCAAGTGATTACAACCAAGCTACTAGCAGGTAACATAGGCATATTGTGCCTCCTTTCTCCCTGCTAGTAGTGTTGGTAGCCCAATGTCTATTCACACACACCGTGTTCTAAAAGGTAAAAGTAAATGTTAATCGGTAGTGAGTAGGCATTGTGCTACCTGCACAAGTAGAACTTTTCCCTGTTGTGTATCGAAAGTGTAGGTAGCACCCTAACGCAGAGTGAAAGGAAGGTATGTATGGATTGCGATATGTGTCGCCAATCAAAGCTAACTTACATTGGTATTCACTCCAATGTTAAATCAAGTGTCCATGTGATGTATAGCTGTTTTACATGTGGATATCAAACAGTAAAGAAACAAAACAGCAAGAGGAGGTTGTAATGGCAAAGCCATTGAAAGAAGATAGTGCAATCAAACTAGCCAACATAATTGGTAAGTTGATTGCCGATGTGGAGAAACTTAAGGAAAACTTAGACAAGTTGTCTGCTAGGTCTCATACCACAGCACAGATTGTAGCAGTCATGATGAATGATATTACAAATCCTGAAACACAAAAGGAAATTATGCTAGCCATGATGTCAAATGAGGACTTCATTGAGTTCTCAAGTGACCACCCTGCGACTGCAGAGCAAGCATATGATGACATCATGAGTGGTAAAAGCCCAGTTAGAATGCCTGAGGACATGTCCAAAGAGGACTTCATTAAAGGCTTTAACAGAACGAAAGAGATGTTCTCTTTTGCAAGACACGAAATGGACTTAGCAAATGATGAACAACATTTCAATGATAGAGAGGAGGAATAATGCCTGAATTTTATGGTGCGAAAGTAACTATTGACCTGATAGAACTAGGTAATACCTTAGATGAAGCTGTCAAAGAAGTCAATAAGTTTTTAGATTGGTGTGATAAAGCAAGTTCAAATGAAGGTTTCACTTATGAAACTACGGACTATGAAATAACAGTTGATACTAAATCAGCAGTTCAATGGTCTAACGACCATGTGCAAGAGGAGGAACAAGATGTGTAAAGACTGTGACAATGAAAACCACGAGGAGTTTGCAGGTATCCCTGACAAAATCGTTGAGAAACTAAAAGCAAATGGTTACAACGATATGCAAGGTTACCTAGTGAATATGAGAAAGTCTGCGTATGGTTCACGCTTTGTTGGAGATTTCAACAACGAAGGTGGTGGAACTAACATGCCTGATGGTATGATGTTCGCCAATGGTGGTCATAATCTTGGTGATGCGATGCTTGATGCATTGAGAGTTTATTACTCACAGAGAACAGTAAATACAATGATGCAAATGATTGATTACATCATTCACTTGTTTGAACCAGACCACCATGTAGATGAAGAAACTTACGATGCAGTCATGAACCAAGTGCTATCAAGTCCTAAGGAACTCGTAGGTTTCTTAGAACTACTTAAAAAAGGTATGTTTCAAGAAGGACTTGCAGGTGACTTTATGGACAAGCTAGATGCAAACGAACCAAACATAGTGATGACTGGTGACTACAGAACTGTAGCAACTGCTATCGGTAGGCAAGTGAGTGATGGTGAAACAACTGTTACAGATGAAATGATAGAAGGATTACTTAACGAAGTAATGAATACAGAAGGAGAAGAGGAATGAAGAAAGACTGGAACGAAGTTAGCGAACCTGTAATGTTCAGCGAAGCTGACTTCTTTAAGAAATATCCAAGCAATAGTGGTGGTAGAGTGAGTGAGTTTTATACTCCAACATTCATAGCATCAGTTGAGTTAGCGATAGACAACCCTGATATGTTTATCAGGTTCTATGCTTTCTCAAGTCAAGAACTTCTTGCAGTGAAACGCAAGGCAGGGGCTTGTGCAACATTTGCTAAGAAGTATTTCAAAGACAATGACATGGATAACTTTGTAGTTTTCACAAGAAAGCTAGGTAACAAAGTAGAAGTGTTCATGATTAATTCAACCAATCCAAATGGCGTGTTCGGTAAACATAATACTAAACACAAACTCAACTCATGAGTGCTGAAGTCTACGAATTTGTAGACAACAGCCACAAGTTTGATGAGAATGTATTGGTTGTAGAGTTTCGTTTTGACAGCGATGTTACAAAAGAACAAGCTGTTCGCATGGTTGATAAGATTATTAGCCTTGCTGACAACGATAACTCTACTGCAAAAATGACAGGGCATACACCAAAGATGTATGCTTTGTCACCATTTAAGGAGGAAACAGATGACTGATTTCACAGGCGAATTTACAGGGATAGAAGGACATCATCGTGATATAGCTAAGGCTACAAGTATGAAAAAGACTTGTGCTATTACGAAAGATGTTCTTAAGTATCTGAACAACTTGTCTATCAAGTATGGCTACAACAGACAACTGATAGACAGTATATTCAGAGACCGAAGTGAAGCTGATGAACTCAGCGATGTGATAGATGAACGATTTCCATTGTTCTTATCATTGGTAGTTCCACACTATCACAAACAAGGAGAAGAAACCTTACTACACTTTAGAACAGTGTGGCTAGGTTTGATGTCAAAGGATAGATACAAAGAACATAAGTTCATTGTAGATATTCCTGCGACAGCATATAGCCTTCTACCTGAAGTTCCACAAGTTAGGTATCTACGACAACGAGATTGGAAAAATTGGTGGGAGAAAGAAAAGATAAATATACAAGACGAGTTCATTAAACAAATGGACAAGTTAGAAAAGGAAGGTAATTAGATATGGATTGTTGGAAATTATTATCCAAAGTTCTGCCAGTTACACCGAGAGTTTTACTCTATGGTCCACCTGGCACAGGCAAGACTTATTCTGCCAACACAGAGGGGTTGAAAGGTAAACAAGTTTATCAAACAACTCTTACACAAGACAGCACTGCTGCCGAATTGTTAGGTCACTATGTACCAAATGATAATGGTGCATTTGAGTGGCTTGATGGTATCGGTATCAAGGCATGGAAAGAAGGTGCAAGGTTAGTAATCAATGAGATTGACAATGCAGGTGTAGATGTTATGACATTTCTACACGCTTTGTTAGATGACCCAAAGTTTGCTAAGTTCACCATACCAAACAAAGCAAAAGAAATCGTAAGACCTGCTGAAGGTTTTCAAGTAGTAGCCACTATGAATGGCGAACCTGATGACTTACCTGAAGCATTAGCCGATAGGTTTCCTGTTAAATTGAATATGGACAAACCAAATCCTAAAGCAATTGAACAGTTGCCTAAAAATCTCAGAGGTGTTTACAACGACTATACAGAGAGTAATTCTATATTCTCAGTTCGTAAGTGGATTGCTTTTGCAGAACTAATGGAAGCAGGCATTGACATTACAGATGCTTCACAAGCAGTATTCCAAGATAATGCTGATGACTTGATAGAGGCATTGGCTATCAAAGATAGTGACAGTGCAGAAGGCGAAGTATCGGAGGATGAAATCTAATGGATATATTTAAAGCAAGAACAAAGAAAAAACCTGTTCCTGTAATATATCCTAACTTAGCATTGGGAGGCAACAGGGCTGTTAAATATAGTCTTAGTAAAACCTCCTCTGTGCAAAGCGTAGAGAGGGAGTTATCCATTCCCTCTCTACCATACTTAGACAGGCATGAGGAAAGAAAGATTGCTAATCTTGTCATGCTTGCTAACAAGTATTACAGACTAGCTAAGTATAGGATTACAGAACAGACACAGTTTGTTATTGACATAGCAAAAGTAATTGCAGTTCAGTTCAATGCGAAAGTTATGTATAACAAGCTATCGTATCCTAGTAGCTTTGATAGAACTGTTAATAATGTAATGAAATATCATTACAGTGGTGAGTTCAGAGAGTTTGAGGATGCTATTGCACAAGAACTAGAGGACTTAGCTGAGGCAGGCACGATATCTCAAGAGGCTAGAAATCCTAGATTTGTAGATAGAAGTATGCTTAGCGATATCAAAGAACATGTATCAAAAGATACATACAACTTTCTTGTGTATCAAGACATGGCTAGATATTCTCTGCCTCTTATACATGAACAAGAGATGTATAACGCTGTTGATACAATCATTGATATGTTCTACAAAACCAAAGACTTTACAGAGTGTTGGTTTTATTTCCTTAAGAGAATGCAGGTTGCTGACTTTGTATATGACTTAGATGTATTGCAAGATAGAGTTAGTAATGGTGTAAGGCGTAATACTATGATGGGATTTAGTAACGAAGTCATTCAAGCTGAGGAAAGGTTCTTTACTGAATTGATTGTAAATATCATTAGGATATATCAATCAGGTCAGAGAATACCACATGAACATCATTACAAACCATATAAAACTATATACAAATGGATAGGTGGTGGTAAGGGATACAAAAGAGTAGGTAAAATTACTCGTAAACCAAAAGGATTAGTTAGAAAAATCTACAACCATTACATGCTACAGAGTTGGATGGGGCAAGCGTATGAGAGAAAAAATACAGGAATATTGCTACCTTCTGAAACTGCACAGCAAGTAAAAGAGGCTATGTCTGAAGGCATTAAATTACCTGATGAATTGAGTGATGAACTAAAAGATAAAATCATAGAGGAAGGTAATAGACATGCTAGGTTTGAATACGACCCTGAGCGTGTATATGAAAGTAGAGGTAGGCATGGTAAAGCATATGTTAGAAGGTTTACACCTAACGATAAAGTTCCTTCTGCAATCAGACAGTTGCAGAAAAGAAATGCAGATAGAGGTGTAGTTCCTAGACACATGCACAGAATGACTACTGATAGAAAAGTATTTACTACAAAGAAAGTAGTAGCAGGTGGCTCATTAATGATAGATTGTAGTGGCTCTATGAGTTGGGATTATGACCAACTTGTAGAACTTATTGAAATATTACCAGCAGTTAGGATTGCTGGCTATGAAGGTTACAACACTATCAAGAATGGTGCTGATGGTATTATCAGAATATTTGCTGAAAATGGTAGATTAGATAGTAAGCAGATAGCAGAGGCAGGTTACTATGGTGCTAACTCTATTGACTTAGAGGCATTGAAGTATCTTGCTAAACAACCTGAACCTAGGATATGGGTATCAGACCAAGCAGTTGTTGGTGTCGATGACAATGGTAGGGCTAACAGTTTAGAAAATAAACTTAAGCTAGAAGTTCTTTCGTTTATGGTTAAGAACAATATTATACCTATCAAAAGTCACGATTTAGTTTTACAAGTAGCTAAACAATTGGCTACCTCTGTAAAGAAAAAGAGATAATAACAATATCCACACATACCGAAAAGAAGGCGTGTAGAAATACACGCCTTTTTTTTTGGTCTAAATTTTCCCTATGGCGTGTAGAAATACACGCCTTTTTTTTTGGTCTTTTTTTTCTTGAACATGTTACATACTCGCGATTGCGTGCTAGAATATGCACATGAGTAACAATGAACAAATAGATAAATTGCTTAAACAAGCAATGACAAGTAAGCAAGGTGGTCTTATTCCATGGTATGAACAAGTTCCAAGCGAGGTGCAACCATTCGTAGAGGGCTTAAAAGCTATCATGAGGCAAGGCAAAAGACCTAATGCTACTGCTGTATCTAGAATACTTACAGAGGAATTAAACTTTCCTGTGTCTAGAACACGAGTAGCTCACTGGATAAGGGAGTTCACAAGTGACCTTAAGCAAAAAGGATAAAGAGTTAGTTAATCTATTAGCTGAAGTTGAAAGCGAAAAGATTAAAGAACTTAAAGATACTAATGAACGCTTGTTAAAAAGAATTGACAAGCTAAAGGATAAGAAAGCTGACCTAGTAGAAGCTGTGTATCGTGGTGCTAAAGATGGTATGTCTACGCTATCGTTACCAAAAATACAAGCACCTATCAAAACCACTGCAAAGAAAGGAGAAGAAATCTGTGTTCCTTTACTATCTGACATACAGTTAGCTAAAAGAACTGATACCTATAACACAGAAGTTGCAGAGGAAAGAGTAGTTAGATATGCAGAAAAGATAGTTAAGATAGCTAGGATACAGAAGGCTAACCATATCGTAAAGAAGTGTGTAGTCTTCGCTCTCGGTGACATCATAGAAGGCGAACTTATATTTCCTGGACAAGCACATGAAATAGATAGTTCTCTGTATAGACAGGTAACTGTTGATGGACCAAGGATATTATCTAAGTTCTTTAATATCTTGTTATCTGAATTTGAAACAGTAGAATGTTATTGGGTTATTGGTAACCATGGTGCATTAGGGGGTAGGTCTAGAAGAGATTATAACCCTGAAAGTAATGCAGATAGAATGTTAGGTAAAATACTACAGACTATGTACGAGAACGAGAAGCGTATTAAGTTTCATGTTCCTACTAAATCATGGTACACAGTAGCCGACTTAGGCGTTAAGGCTAAGTTTCTTCTCTTTCATGGAGATAATATTCGAGGAACAATGGGTGTTCCTTTCTATGGTTACAACAAGAAAATACTTGGTTGGAAATCACTAGGTTCTGCAGGATTAATGGAACAGTTCACTCACGCATGTTGTGGTCACTATCACACACCAACACACCTATATATCAATGATGTTAGAGTGTGGGTCAATGGTAGTACTGAAAGCCACAATCCCTATGCACAGGAACAACTAGCAAGTATGGGAAGACCTTCTCAATATACATTGTTTGTTAAACCTAGCAAAGGTGTAACTGCTGAGTATTTAGTAGACCTGGAGGAATGATGAGTAGTATAGCTTGTTATTACTGTGGTAATACATTAAGTATAAGAAATACTGAAATGGTTTGTATTAACGCCTTATGCAAAATGTATTATCTACCACAGTTAAAACAAAGCCAACTCTATACTGAGTTAGTAAAATAATTATATATCAAGGAGGAAGATATGGCAAAGTTTAATCCTAATGACTATGAAATGGTCGAGGATAGATTAGCAAAATTTTGGAAAGATTATCCTAATGGTCGTATATGGACTGAGGTAATCAAGACAAATGATGATGGAACTATGGTCATAGTACAAGCTATGGTCTATGCAGATAAAGAAGATGTCAATCCTGTGTCAACTGGAATAGCACAAGAGTTACAAGGGCAAGGTGGGTTTGCTAACACTGATGCATGGATGGAAAACTGTGAGACTTCTGCAATAGGTAGGGCTTTAGCTAATTGGAAGTATCAAGGTTCTACAAAGAAACGACC